ATCTATTAAAATCAAAAAATAATGTAGAAGACACAAACTCTGAAGTTAAGGTACGCCCATTTTCTGTAAATGTATTATCATTTAAGTAAAATAACTTTCCATTTTCAATAGAAGGGCAGATAATTTTATTAGAAAAGGGTATCGCGTCAGTACAGCCCCAATATGTTTGTTTGTTATAATCTAACGAACCCCTATTGTGCCAAGTTTCTGTTGAAACATCATATACTAAAGTTAGTTCATCTTTTGTAAATGTAAATACTATAAATTCATGCCCCTTTTCTATGTAAGAAAAACATATAACATCCTCTGGATTTTCCAAAATAGAAAGCTGGTAATCAATACCAAAGGTTGATATTTTAGTAGGGCTATAAGCACTTGTTTGAAAAATGCTTTTATTATCAGCTATCCAAAATAAACCAGAAACACTTGTGCATAAAGAAGTTTTGCTCAAGCAACCCATTTGTATAAATGTTTGATTCACTGGTCTAAATGGTTGTGAGGTTACTCCTGAATTATACCATATCTCAATAGATTTTTCACCAAGCATAAATAACTGCTCTTGATAAGTAGCAAGAGCAACAATATTATCTGATAACGCTTCTGCAGTAGCAAAATTTAAAGCATCCCAAGAAGAAGTATCTCTTAAATCAGAAATATAGAACCTTCCTGTCTCTACTTCAGATACTATGGTAAATCCATCTAAAGTAGCAATACCACTTGCAACTGGAAATGAGGGGTCAGTAATTTGTGCAAAGGTATCAGATTCCTTTTCATAATAAAAAGCTACCCCAGATAAAGTTAGTATTGTAATCTGTTTTCCATTTTCAACCATAGTGACCTTTCCTGGTGCGGTCGTCAATTCTCCAATAGTGGCAACATTAAGATTGGTATCAATTTCATATAAAATAGTTCCAAAAACCACATACAGAAGATTATTCATCACTATTCCACCATAATATGGGTTATAGTTTTCTTGCATAGAAATAAATTCCGTTAAACCAGGGATATTATAAAGTGTAGCAATTTTAAAGGGCGAGCTTTCAGAAGGAATCTCTGGATACATATTATAAAGCTTCTGCGAAGACATTATTTTGCTTTTGGATGGATAAGATGTATGAGTTAAATATAATGGCTCAAGCATAATCCCCTCTATTTGTATCTGTTGCAGGAGTAAAATATATAGAAGTATTTTCGTCATCAAAAGATGCAGCTTCTCTTAAAGCATTTTCAGATTCAGCGATCAATAACTGTACCTGCCCTTGATCTGATATAGGGTAAAATCCATACAGGTGGACTGCTAAGTTTAGATATAAGGCTTTAAACCACTCCGCAGGAAAATCAAAATCATCAGTTGGATTAGTCATATCATAAAATTGTTCTTGATATGTTAAATTGACTATATAATTTACACTTGATGGTTGAGGAAATAACCTTATAATGCCACTATTTAATAACTTATTATAGTAAATTTTATTTGGAATTCCTTGTAAAGTTTTAACTGGTTCTGCGTCGTAAGTATCACGAGAATTTAATTGCAAGGGAATTTCAGTAGTAGAATTCATTTTTAATTGTGCATTAATAATATTTTCCACTCTTCCTAATTTCGTTTCATAAACATATATATTATTCCCAGAGCTAGCATCACTAGTTAAAGTATCATCTAAACCTATAGTTGTTGAAGAAATGCTACTAATAGTTGTCCATAAAATAGTATTATTATTTTGAGTAATTCCTATATAGTTCCCAATAGCTAATCCACTAGCACTTGTTACCTCAATAGAGGAGTCGCCACCAGAAGCATTGGAACTTAATGTAGTGTTTATATAACTTTTAGTAGCGTTTGCAGTTCCCAAAATATATTCATTAGCTGAAGAATCCAAAAACAAGGTAGCTCTTCCTGTTTTCCACAATCTGAATCCTTTAGCAAGCCAAGATTTTATCATTATGTTAAGTAACTGCGAACCTCTATCTACTTGATAAGCAGTTAAGGTTGCCCCTTCTGAAATAACTCCTAAGCGAGCAAAAGCTAGCTCTATAATTTCATTTTTTGTTACTGTAAATGTATTTGTTTCTGATAAACTCATAATATAGATTATTTAATACTTATTTTCCTATTGCAAACCAATACACATCTCCTGTGGTGCTATTTTCGTCATGATCTGCAAAAAATGTAAAACCTGTAGTATCGACTGTTCCTTTTTTTATAACGGCAACTATATTATTTGATAAAAAGGCAGAGTAAGATATTGAACAAGAAATATTATAAATTTCAGAATTAAATTCTAACGGAAAAGTTACCGCATAATCTGTCTGATTAAGGGCAATATCAACTCTTTTCCCCCACTGTATTGTTAGCCCACTAAGCCAGCTTGGTAATTTTATATATCCTTCTGAACTTAGACTTATACCAAATCCGTTTCCAAGTTTTTTGGGAGTTACTATTTTATCATCGTCTGTTAAAGTGTCCGTATCATCTTGGGTGGCAATTTTTCCTATTCCAGCCGCATCTTCACTTGCTAAAATAGAAGTAATTACTACAATATCACTTCCATCATTAATACACAAATATCTTTGCGGCGATAGATCGTTCTCTACTAAATTAGTTTTTGTTCCTGTGCCAGTATATTTTTTTAGCGTAACAGCCGCTAACTCTTTTATTTTTAATGTTGGACTATCTCCACAAGCGACATTAAAATCTATAAAAAAAGTTTGAGTATTTGAATAGGACGGAATATCTACTAAAGGATTTTCTAAAGTATATGCGGTGGATGTTCCCCCTGTTAAGCCCCAATAAGCTGTAGGAATAGGATCTAAAGAAACGATGCTATTAATACTATAATTATCAACTGGATCTACATCTACAATAGCATCAATATTTCCAACAACACTATCAGGAGTTCCTAAAATCATTCTGTATAAAGATGTATCAGAACCCCAGACATCAGTATCTGGTCTTCCTGATGCATTAAGCACAATTGGATTTGAATTTGCTACAGTTAAAGCCTCATCCGAGTAAGTTGTTTTTAAATTAGTTGTCCCTGCCTCAAAAAAGAAAAGTTTATAACCGCTTCCCACTATTCCAAGAGAGGTAAATATTTGTTCTAATCCGTCTGTTAATCTAGGCATAATTATTCTGTAATTGTTTTTATTGTTGTTGCTGTTAATACAGGAGAAATTTCTTCCACTATTTGTTCAAAAATTCTTTTCTGTTCTGTATCCTTAACATTATTATAAGCTTTTTTCAAAGCTTTCAAGCTATTTTCTTTGTTTGTCATAGCTTTAGCTAAACTATTAGCTGTTTTTTTATTTAAACCTTTATATCTTCTCATAGCAAGCTTTTGTATAAATCTACCAGTCTCAAACAATGCTCCTGTTTTTCCTCCGCCAGCACCAAAAGCTAAAGTTCTACCAGCTACATTTGCCATTAAGTTATTGTCATTTAGAACATCAGCATTTGTTAATCCGTATTTTTGCAAAGTTTTATTAAATTGTATTTCATCTACCATTTCTTTTTTAAAAGCATCGTACCCAGCTTTATTATCTTTAAATAATGCTTTTATCTTTAATTTGTCATAATCACTATTAAAAATTGCTTCTGCTGGTTTATTTGCTCCAGCAGTTTTTATGTTTTTTTCTACACTTTCTAGCAATGCTTCTTTTGCACTTGCTCTATATGCCTCTAGCTGTTTTTTACCTAAATTTTTAATCTCTTCCGCAACTTGAGTTTTATTTAAACTATTAAAGTTTAATCCCTTTTCTCCAGCGGAGATTACTTTACTATAATTAGAATAAATTTTATCAGCTTGTTTTGCCTCTGGACTTAATTTTACTAACAAATCATCTATGTTATCTTTTAATGATTTTACATAACCTAATTCACTACTAGAAAATGTATCATAATATTGATTATATTTTTCTTTCAAAATCAACAAATCTTTTGTATCATTTACCCCTTCTTCCAAAGAAAAATCTGATTGAGATTTTTTAAGTAACTTGCTATATACTGGGTTATCTTTAATTTCTTCGAACTGTCGAGCTATCTGTTTTTCTTTGGTAGATAGGTCTTTAAAATTAGTTATTTTTCTATCTATTTTAATATTCTTATCACCTTCTTGCACAATCTT